CTAACGCGACGACGTGCGTGAGGGGTATCAACTCTGGGGGTATCACTGTGGCGGCTCGTCCGACGCTGTGCGGACGTGGCACCAATCTGCTCGAAAAAGGCATTTTTGCCGGTAACGGCTTCTTCGCGAACAAAACCACGCAACTTAGACCCGTCCTGCTGGACAAGGTGCTGGACGTTGGCGCTGTACTGTTCGACGAAGGCCGTTGTCACTTGAATAGACATACGGATCTCTCCTAAAGGGTTAAAACAGTAGTTTAAGGGTTATCGTCTGGGACGGCCCAAGCTGCCTTCGTGCTTGTGCGGGTTCCGCAAGGAATTGTCCACCTATAGAAAGGCAACTTGATTGTATCTTATTTTTGTGAATGTGCAAATAGCAAAAAAAACCCCGCGTTACACGGGGTTTTCTTTAGTCTTTCTTAGGCGGACGCCCTAGCTTTGGCTTGTCAGTTTTAGTTACCCAATCATAATACATCTGAGCAGCCTTCACTGTTACATCAGGGCTTCCGGTCTGAGCAAGTTTCAGACATTCTAGCTTAATGACATATTGGTCCATAATTAATCAGTATAAGCTTGATTGAACAGTGCCTGAACTTTCTTAACCATAGAATTATGTTCCGGGTGCCGCTTATCTGTATAGGCCGGGTGAGACATAATTGTCGCCGCTTCAGCCCTAGCTTCCTCTGGCGTCAACGCCATCTGCGTTCCGCCGGACGGTCCAGCCAAATCCTTGTCGGCCATTGTCGTCTTGGCAATATTAGCAAACGCCCGAAGAACATCAGGATCATTGCCCATGCCACTGGCTTCCATTTTCGCTGCCAGTTCGTCGCCGCCGTATTCAGCAAATGCTTTGCGGGCAAACTCCAAGTTTTGATCGTAAGCACGACCCCACTCCTGACGCAAAGAAGTTTCGCCCTGTTGCATAGATTGGTCAATGATACCTTTATAGGCTTCATGTTGATTGCCCATGTTGCCAGCTTGCCATGCTACAAGACTTTTGACCTGCTCGGCGTTAAGGCCCAGCCTGTGCGCTTCCTGCTTAAACGACGAAAGCGTTTCATCGTTAAACTGACCAGCAATTTCTTCTGGCAAATCTTCCGGCAGTTCAATTTCGTATTTTTCAGGGCTTTCAGGGCGACCAAGGAACTCGTAGACGTCATCCCAATCGCTATCCGTAACTGGCTTTGCAATCTTATCTCGCCCAAGGTGAGATTGCAGATTGACGTAGGATGCCGCTAGGCTATCCACATCTTTGAATTTCGAGAAACTTGGATTGTCCCGAAGGTCTTCTGACAACGACGAACGCCAATTATCGTCGCTGGTCTCTGTAGTCTGTGTCGGCTCACTAACTGCTTCTGCATTATCTGCCGTTTCGGCAGGTGCGATATCGTCAGGCATTAGCCCCAATCTCCTGTGAAAGTTCTAAGAAACGTTCCGGGGTTTCATCAAGCGCCGTGAGAATCATTAACGCAACATTCCTCATGCCTTCGTTAAAGGCAGCATTTTCCAGCGCTTCGCCCGGAACAAACGAAGGCCGCAGAACACCACACTCACGACAAATATGGGAAAGAACTCGCTTGCCTTCTTCTGATCCGAAGACAAATCGAAAGTCGTCTTTGCTAACCTTGGACAAGGTTTAACCCAGCCTCCCCTGCTGTTTTTGCCACATTCGCGCCCTTTTGCATCATTTCCATAACTTGAGCGCCCTGCATCATTTGCTGTTGCGCTGCTTGGGCTTCCTGCTGCGCTTGGATTTCTGCCATCAATTCATCGTTAGATTTTAGCAAAATTGGCGGAACGCCGTTAAGTTCCGCAATGTGGCGAACAGTATCCGCGCCTTTGATAATCTGGGCAGCTTGGGGGTCGATACCAGCAATCGGCCCGACAAACTCAAGCGTCCGCATAATCCCCTGCGTCTCAGTCTGGCGCTGCGCTCTAGCAAGAGGCGATACATATTCAATCTTTAGTTCTTGCTCTGCAATAGATTCAGGTGGCTCCGGTAGGCGACCAGCGCGAACCAAAACGCCGTAAATGCGCTCTATCATAGGCCCAAGGAACTCTGACTGAAGGCGTCCTAGAGTTGGCCCTAGCAACCGCAACGTGCGTTCTGTGCGCTCAACGACTTCCGTTGCGGTCATACGGGGTGCGCCTTGGAACTGCAACTGGTCAAGAAAGAACGTCGTGCGGATGCGTTCACGCAGATCGTTCATCATTTCGTAACTAAGGCCAATGTTGCCACCAGTAAGCAAAGGCTCGATCCGCGCACCAGAGGATGCACGATAATAATTCAATCCGCCCGGAATAGTGCGAACCGGACCCAATACACCGTCATCCGGCACCAGCAGCGGCGGGTCCACAACTTTCTGCGCCGCTTTGATAGTGGTCTTCATAATTTCCTGAAGCATCTTGATGTCAGGCAACGCTGTCATGGCAGGCGACCGGCCAAACACTTCACCAACAGTCTTTGACCAACGGCTGACCATAAAAGGCATTTCATCAAAACCGCCTTCAGCCAAAACGTGCTTTTCTTTCTCATCGATGTAGACCGACGCGACCGGCAGCATGGTTGCTGCCTTTTTGCCCTTATCAATATCGTCACGCGGGTAAACGCAATGCAACAACTCTACTTCTTTATCGAACTCTTGATTCTCATACATTTTTTGAATGCGCGGAGACAGAGACTTTTCTCCCCACTTCTGCACGATCTGGCGGACGGTCATCTTGAAACTGCGAAAAACCGTATCAATGATGCCGTCAGCGTTCTCAGCAATGAAGATTTCATCAATATGAATGGCTCGGAAACTGATCCCCTCACGGGCTGATGGCTCGCCAATAAACATGCACGCCGTGCCGATAGAGCAGAGCGACAGATAGTATTCGTGAATGTGAGACGGAAAAGCTACGGCTGGCGCAGAAAGTTCTGAAAGAATTACATTTGTGGTTTCTTCAAGCCACTGCTTTGCTTCAGCGTTATCTGAAAAATCATCATTGTCTTTGATGCGAAGGCTAAACCAGTTGGACGCCGGGTTGGTCAGCATTCCATGCAAACCGGCAGCAAGCATTTCGTTGGCGTGTATGGCTGTGCTGTCGTAGACAAGCGTGGTTCGCTTGTCGCCTTTGGAACGTTTCAGATTAAAATCAGAATCGTTAGGCAGAACAAAATTTGTCAAATCCTGCCAATGTGATTCCCACGTACCGCGTTGTGCTTTTAGCTTACCTTTGCGTTTAACAAGGTGGATGACTTGTTCTTGGCTAATCATGCCGACCCCTTAAACGGTTGGAAGTGCAAATGCTTGAAAATTAAAATCTTCGACCGTTACAGCGGCGGTTGATGTTTCATTGGCAACATGAATTTCAATGTAATCGTTTACACTCATCAGTGCGCTACCCTGCACCACAACCGCGCCTAGTTCCCCAGATGCGGTAATTTTGCGGCTTACAAGGCTGGCGTCCACCAATGAACCGGACGATGCGCTGTCGTCGTAATGCCAACCCTTGAGCGACAAAACCTCATTGTTAGACGCCGTTGACAACGAGATGGACGCGCTGAACAACACAATCCTATTCGGCGCACCAATGTAACGCAAACGCCCGGTGTTAGTGCTGTTATTGTCAAACAACAACTCATTGCCCGAAAGCGCCGTGGTCCCAGAAATCTTGTAGTAAGTGCCAGCGACAGCAATGGTTGTGGCCGTTGCGTTGCCTTGCATTGAGCATTCACCGAAGCCGGGACGCAACGAAACAATCAAATCCCGCATATCGTTTGCGGTGATTTCGTTTGCCGCTTGCCCGTCTTGAAACAGAGATGAAAGCAGCGTTGCCGTTGTGCGAACGGTGTCAACCATTATTCACCAAGCAGCGTTTTTTTGCCGCCTGTTTCCGTGTCACCTTCGTTTACACCAGTTAAAATGGTCGATGCACGTCCCTGTGCGCCAGCAGCGCGACGACGCGCCATCTGTTCAGCGGCACGGACTTCATCGGCTGATTTATCAGGCGGTGGAGGCGGAGGCGGTGGCGGGGCCGGAGCCTTTGGCGCAGAAAAGATACCACCCATAGCTAAAGCCTTTCAAAATTAGATTTATTCAATTCATTTATATCACAGATGTCGGTTTTTTGTAAATGGTGTATTTTTCGGTGTATCCGAGCCGCTCGTATAGCTGCCCAGTCCTGTCTGGCGTGATGCCCGCCGACACGCCTAGCAGAGGCTCTCGAACGCCCTGCGCCTCGCACCAAGCGGTGTATTCCTTGACCAGCCGCGCGCCTATCGTGCCGCCCCGGTGTTCAGGAACCACATAGATCGCAAGGTCGCCGCTGGTCAGCTCATTGCCGAAGAAATGCGGCGCAACATAGCCGCAGCAAAATCCAATGATGTCGCCATCGCGTTCAACGACCAGCGCAAGCCATGAATCAGAGTTGCCCAGCATCGTCTCGCCAAGCTGCCACAACTTCTGAGGATCAAAGTCCAGATTCGCATATCTGCTTTCCTTGTGCATCTCCGCGCCTAATACGATTAGGACGGGAATGTCCTGCGCGGTCATGGGTCGGATCATTTATTGCCTTTAGACTTCTTCTTGCCACCTTTGGACGTGCCCATCTTGCGGTAGCCTTCGGTCAGCAGGGTTTTGATGCTGTCGCTCATGGCTTTAATTCCTCGCCCTTATGGCTTTGTCAGATTCCATATCCATGATCTGATGCATGGCTTTCGACCGCGCATTCAGTTCTTCGCCGCTATTGTATACCGGCCATTGATTTGAATCTATTTCAGATTTCCAGCGATTGTATGCCTCGCCCTCAGTCATAATCTTCTTCTTTACGTTGTCGTAACCGGGGACCGAGACAAATTTACCGGCGTTCGGTTCGCCCGCTGGTATTTTTATGCCAGTGGAATAAACCGTGACTGGGCGACCCTCTGCATCCTTGCCAACCGTACCCTTTGCAATCGTATCATCGTGATATTTAACGATTCGCATTTCCTGCGGCGTTAGCCCCAACGATGATTTGACACCAGCCACATTCGATTGCGGGGGGTGGTGCGGCACTTTGAGGCCGTTGCTGTTGCGGTATTCCACCCATATCATTCTCCAATCGCCACGGCCTGACGGCCCCGATAGTCGTTGGTCTCGTAGCTCATAACGTTGTAATCCATGTCAGCCACCGCTTGCTGGCGGTATACCTCGTTGCTTTTGTTGACCAGCTTTGGAAACAATTCGGTAAACCCCCAGACCATAGCATCAACCCGGTCGGGTGATCCATCGCCTTCGTAACCGGACGCCGTGATCTGGCACATCTGGCTTTCAAGCTGCGGAAACGTGCCAACATGGTGGATGCGGCCAAGAGCGTACAGGGCGCTAATAGGCTCTGCCCTGACGTGCTTGCCCCGTGTCGCGTGTACCTCAATGATGTTGATGCCGGGGCGGACGCTGTTTAGAACGTGGCGGCACATATCGCCGCCTTGGTTCTTCTCAATCACGATCCCGTCAGCATCATATCGGTCGTACATAGCAATGGCCCGCCGCGCCCAGCGTTCCGGTGCGCCCTTGGTCGTGCCATCCTCAAGCATATAACCGTGGCCTGATTGGCTAGATGCCACTGCCACAATACCGTGTTCGTCGCTATGCGCCTCGCTAGACACCGCCGGGTCAACCGCGATCAGGATACGGGACAGATCGTTAGGCAACTCAGTTTCACGCCCTTCGTTGATGTCCCGCATATTCCAGATTGCGCCAACCGCTTGCGGTTCGTAATCGCCCAGCCAGATGTGGCTATACCTGTCAGGCCGCAGACGCCTATCAAGCTCTCGTTCTGCTTCCAGCTCTTTCGGGAACCACGGGTTGCTATCGTAATTAACCTGCACAACCGCCGCGCCTTCTGGCACATCGTCGCCACGCAAGAACTTATCAACCGCGTCCATGCGGTTGCGCGGGTTCCAGCTAAAATACATCTGCGAACCGGGTGCGCGAATTGTTGGCCGTAGAAGTTCCAATGATTTCTCTGACAGCGTTTGTGCTTCCTCAACCCAAGCAATGCGGAAACCTTCCAGCGATTTTATCGTTTCCGCCGTGTGATCCTGCATACCCATAAATATAACCAGACCGCCTTGCGGCGTTTCAATGCGGTCGTGCATAACCCGGAAACGGTCCGCAACGCCTAGTGCGTTGATCTTGTCAGCGATCAATCTGTACGCCGACTCACGCAAAGATTTCTGCACCTCACGAATGCAAACTGCGCGGATAGTCGGGTCTTCAATCATCCTGTCCACAATACGCTCGGCAAAATGGTGAGACTTGCCGGACCCACGGCCTCCATGTGCGCCGAGATAGCGCAAATCCGGCTGAAACAGGGGCCGAAATGCTTTAGGCGTCGGGATCGTTAATTTTGCCATCAACAAAAACCCGTTCGATTGTTTCGATCTTGCCGGTATGCTCCTGCACGTTTGTCTCTTTCCATCCCATCTGCGTCTTGGCCCAGAAGATAGCCGCCGAAGTGTCGCCGTTCATGACCTTGTTGAACAGCGTCCCGCCGACCTTGGCGTTCGCCAATATCTTACTCTCACGGATTTCTTTCTTGAAATGCTTGGCAAGCGTGTCCGCATCGATGCCGTCGCGGATCACCATAGCAATCTGCTCCTGCGGTATGCCTACAGCCACCATCTGCCCGACTTGCTTGCGCTCGTCGTCCGTTGGCTTGAACGGTGGACGGCCCGTTGGTTTACCCGTTGGTTTACGAGGCATCTGCTTCCAATCCCTTTTCTAATACCGAAAAAGACTTACCATTTGCCTCCAGCGTAGCATCTTTCCCGGTAAATTCACACCACCGCTTTACGATCACGTCGCAGTATTTGGGGTCGAGTTCCATTGCAAACGCCCTTTTGTCGGTTTGCTCGCAAGAAATTAATAGACTCCCGCTTCCTCCAAACAAATCTAAAACAGCG